GGTCAAATTGGAGCCCACTTGGGTGTTCATAGACCACTCGCTCTGGTTTAAACCTCCAATCGGCAAATCTCCGGAGATTGCTGAAGTTTGTGGCGAGTGCCTTAGGATCCAGTTCCTCAACAAGTTTCCAAAAATCTGACTCATCTTCCGCTCTGCAGATAATGCTCCACTTATTCTCAGCCGCAGTAGTTGATTCTGCGCCTGGCCGTGCAAGTCCCCCAGCCACAATGTCTCCATCTTTTGTCGCATAATCGTAACCTTCTCCAGGACGGCCTCTTGATGGCGTAATGTTCGCGTGGTAGCCTCCGACATCAAAATAATCGGCTCGTCGGGATCGAAATTTTCGTCCTTCTCCAGCGTCGCAAAAAACATGGAAGTGAGTCCCTCCATCAGAATGTGCCTCTCGTGCAATGATGCACTCGCCTCCAAGCTTGCTGATATGCTCCAGAATGGTCCACTCAGAAAGGTCATCGCACTGCGCGTAAGTGAGTAAGACATATCGACTGTTGAATTTAAAAGTCATGTGATAAGAAGGTGTGTCCCGGAGGGTCCTGGGCAAACTAATATTATAGCCCAGGACACAGGACACAGCACACCATATAAATACCTGTGACCTCACCCCCTTTTCCCCTGCAACCATGCCTCGCGGAGCCTATGATACCACTTTTCAGTTTACTACTCCTCATCATCATTACGCTTGTCCTAACCAGGACGAAGTTTGCGCTCTAGGCGAATTGCACCCCGACTACCAAGTCTGCACGGACTATCATGGCTTACTCAACGCGTTTCAAAACTCGAGTCCGCCGCGCGCGACGCGTATCACGCCGGTCTACTCGGACCACCCGCCGGCCTTACCGCACCAAGAGAAGCACTTATCGGAAGAGAAGGATGACCATGGGTACTTCGAAGAAGCGTATTCTCAATATCGCCTCGACTAAGAAACGTGACAACATGCCGTTGTTTGACGCGGACAATCCCACACTCAATTATTTCGCCATGAGTAGGGGCACCTCGTCCTATCTGTTTTGCCCCACCTACCGCGACAAGGAGTTAGAAGCGGCTACTGAGTCAGACCGCAACCGGTCAACAGTCTACATGAAGGGTTATGCCGAAACGGTCCACCTTGGTCCTTCAACAGGCAACAGCTGGAAGTGGCGTCGAATTGTTTTTGAGACTAAGAATTCACACCCTGCTCTCTCGGACGTTAGCGCTGAAACTAGCTCAGGTTACAAGCGCCTTTGGAAAAATCAGACCGAAGCTCAGAGGAATACCCTTGCCGGTACCCTGTTCGAGGGGACACAGACCACCGACCAGTCCACATACTTCACCGCCAAAGCAGATCGCACTCGCGCTAGGATTATTTCGGACCAGACCCACATTTTACGTAATGGAAATGACGTGGCTTATGAGAAGGACTATCGAAAGTATTATTCCTTTGAGAGGAATCTTGTTTACGATGATGATGAGAATGGTGCCACAGAAACTACTTCTGGTTGGGCAGCCGATTCACGGAGTGGTATGGGCGATGTTTTCATTTGGGATATTTTCATTGACATTGGTGCACCCGAGGGAGCTGCTTTGACAGTACGCTCCCATTCTACTCTGTATTGGCATGAGAAATAATCGAGTGCCTCATCTCTACAAAAATACAATTTCCTTCCAACCAATCAATATCGTTATTGATCGCGTCAAGCTTGCCTTGTGCCGTATGCATTGTGACGTCAGATCTCAACTGCTCACGTGGATCCATATTCGTCAGCCATATTGATGGTTTACCCCAGGTCACCTGGACAGGATCCCTGTACAATTTCTTCACCGTGACCACCTGCTGCGCCCCCAACCACTCCTTCCATGCAGGGAAAAAAGCGATGCCGCCTCGTATATCGTCGAAAACAGCATACTCGGCGTCAGGCATATCGCGCAAGGCAACCTCTCCACTAAGCATACCCATGAAATAAACATGGTTGCCTAATGATCTAGCCCATGTCGTTTTGCCCACTTGTGTGGGGCCAAAGATCACCAAGGACTTAGGTCTCCCTGTATTAGTCAGCATTACACTACTCAAATAGCGGTCCGAGTCGAGCGAAGCGCGATCGGACCAGGCGTGACCGAGCACTAAACCACAGAAGGTTCAGGCAGAGAATGTATTCGGCGGGGAGCGTTAGCGACTCAAGACTCACCTACAACTCCATCTCCAAGAGCCTCATCTCTCCATACAGTGAGGTCAGGTACTGTTCCAAGGTCAAATTGGAGCCCACTTGGGTGTTCATAGACCACTCGCTCTGGTTTAAACCTCCAATCGGCAAATCTCCGGAGATTGCTGAAGTTTGTGGCGAGTGCCTTAGGATCCAGTTCCTCAAC